AAATGAGACCGTTAAGAAATACATACCCAATCTGATAATAAATGATGTCATTGTCGAACGGGATGAAGAATTCGAGCATAAAGCAACAATAAAAATAGATTACACCGTAACCGAGGATGTGTTCGAGGAAAGGGATGTTATTATAATCAATATCTAAGAAAATGCCACAGAAAATACCATATTTTGCCAGAAACTTCGCTGACCTAAGAATTGAGCTTATCAATTATATAAGGCAATACTATCCGTCTATTCTACAAGACTTTAACGATGCCTCAGTGGGCGCTATGCTTATCGATTTGAACGCTGGTGTAGGTGATGTACTATCATTCCATACCGACAGGATGTTCCAAGAGACGCAGATTAATTTCGCACAAGAAAGGTCTAGTGTATTAAGTATGGCTAGGACATTCGGTTTAAAGATACCTGGCAAAAGACCCAGCGTCACCATAGCCGACTTCAGCGTGATTGTACCAGTATTCGGTGACACCTTCGACATATCTTATGCCCCACTCATTAGACGAGGTGCGCAAGTATCTGGTGCGGGTAAGGTATTTGAAACGGTCAATGATATTGACTTCTCATCACCATTCAGCATCAATGGCATACCAAACAGACTTATAATTCCGAATCTGGATTCATCTGGAAACTTAGTCAATTATACGTTGACAAAAAGAGAACTGATTATAAATGGTATCACCAAAATATTCAAAAGGTCGGTCACAGCAGGTGATGTGAGACCATTCTTTGAAGTGATATTACCAGATGATGATGTCCTATCAATAAATTCTATTATAACGTTAGAGGGTCTCAATTACACTCAGACACCCAGCATTGACCAATTCTTGAACCCAGTTAACAGATGGTATGAGATGGAAGCTTTGGCTGATGATTTGGTCTTTGTAGAAGATCAGTTGGCACCGAGTACCCAATCAGGTATAAAGACAGGTAAATGGGTGAGGGTAGACCAGAGATTCATAAGAGAATATACTGACTTAGGTTTCACTAAAATCATATTTGGTGGCGGTTCACAAGACGTGGGTTCATTATGCGATTTCGGGGTAGATAAGACCTTGGTTAATCGAATAGGTGATTTCATCAATAACTTGAGCCTAGGTAAAACTCTGACACCTAATACCACTATGTTCATTAGTTATCGGGTAGGTGGTGGAGCAGCTGCTAATATTGGTCCGAACGTACTGAATACCGTTAACACCGTGAACATGACCGTGAACGGTAATAACCAGAATATAAACAATAGTGTCAGAAACTCATTGACTGTTAATAATCCGCTACCAGCAATAGGCGGTCGTGATGAACCATCGGTTGAGGAAGTTAGGAATATGGTGAGATATAATTTCTCATCTCAGAATAGAGCTGTTACGATAAAGGATTATCAAGTCAGAATTGGAATGATGCCAGGTGAGTTTGGTGTACCGTTCCGAGTAGGCGTACTTGAAAACCAGAATAAAATCAGCGCTTACATCCTGTCTCTCGACTCATCAGGAAAACTGTTGAACCAATCGACATCAACATTAAAAGAAAATATTGCGACCTATTTATCGAATTATCGGATGATAAACGATTACGTTGAGGTTCGTGACGGTAAAGTGATAAATATCGCAGTTGAATGTGGCATATTCATCGATAAACAATACCCCCAATCACAGATTATATCACAGGTTATTCAGAATATTCAGAGCTACATGGATATCAACAACTTTGAAATGGGTGAAACAATATACCTAAGTCAGTTGATTGAGAATATAAACAACGTTGGTGGTGTTCTGAACGTTATTGATTTGAAATTATTCAATAAGGTCGGAGGTAATTATTCTTTGAATGAAATATCACAACCGCTTATTGACGCTGAGACCAGAGAGATAAATGTATCTCAGAATTATGCGCTCATAGGGGATCCAGTGAGCATGTTCGAAATCAAATTTCCGTCAATAGACGTTCGTTGCAGAGTTAGGAACAATTAATTTTAAATGCAATCCAATTCACATTTACTGACTTATCCGTTATATTATTATGAAAAAAACAAGATATGAGCTGTTGCAAAATTAAAACACAAGAAAATCCATATATAAAAAATGGTGAACTAAGGGAATCAGGTAATGGTTTAATAACTAACAAAATAGCTAAATGGGTAGTATTCTCTATTTTATTTATTTTATCCCCGTTATTATTACCTATATTATTATATATCTTATTTAAAAGTATTGTGATGAATGATAATTTAAATGCGTCAGCATTTTTTTTATATTTTGGTAAGTTAATTAAAACGCACATGCTTATAAACGCTAAACCAGAGATTGACTTAGGTACGTTAGAAATATATGAAAATCAATAATGTCTAAAACAATAAGAATACGGACAGTACCGAATGGTGGTGATAACTTCATAAAAATTAATATGGAGCAAGACTTTGATTTTGTCGAAGTTTTATCGTTAAAGATTTCTCAAAAAGATTTGTATCAGACATTCTGCGCTGATTATGGAGCAGTGGTAGGTCGTGTTATAGTTAACAACGGTTTCGGAGTTCCGAATGCTAAGGTAAGTATTTTTATACCGATATCAGATTTGGATCGTGATAACGATGAAATATTTTCGTTATATCCATTTGAAACAATAACTGATGTGAGACCTAATGGACAAAGATATAATCTGTTACCAAACAGTAATGAAAATATTGATGAGTGCTTCACACCCATTGGCGACTTCCCAAAAAAACGTACTTTTTTGGATGATGATAGGATGTTGGAAATATATTGTAAGTATTATAAATTTACCACAACTACAAATCAGTCTGGGGATTATATGATATTTGGCGTACCAGCAGGTTCGCACACAATGTATGTTGAGGCTGATATTTCAGATATTGGTATAATAAGTCAAAAACCATATGATTTAATACGTAAAGGTATCCCTATTGAGACTTTTGATTCAACAACTAAATTTAAAAAACAGTCAGATAATTTAAATGATAATATACATATATTAGGTGGTAACCCATATGGTGTTAATATACAACCCTATTGGGGTTCTCAGGACACGTGTAATGTGACGATAAGTAGACAGGATATAAATCTTAATACCACTGTTCAACCACACGCCATATTTATGGGTTCAATATTCGGTGATAATGAGGAAGGGATAATAAACGCTAAATGTCGACCTAAAGCCACTTTAGGCGTATTAAGTAAACAGACAACAGGTTCTGGCACTATTGAAATGATTAGAGAGACCTTAGATGGTACGATTGAAAGATTTGATATAGCTGGCGGTAAACTTATTGACAGTGATGGTACATGGGCTTATCAGATACCCATGAATTTAGATTATCGAGTCACCGATGAATTTGGAAACTTAGTTCCGACAGATGACCCGAATAAAGGGATACCTACAAGGGCTAGAGTAAGATTTAGAATTGGCATGGATGATAATGTCGGTGGTGTTTCTAGAAGGGCGAAATATCTGGTACCGCATAACCCAAGAAGACATACTAATGGTGGTGTTCAACCACAATTTATCGTAGGTACTGACGAATTCCCATATGGTGAACCAACGATAGATTTTGAATTCGGACCTAACACTAGTAAAGCTAGTTTGGCTGATTTGAGTTGGAACACCGTTTACAGTGTTAAAAACTATATACGTCGTTATCAGAAAACAATATTTCCGTCATCGCCTAAAATTCGTTCATTTGTAGGGATTAAAGATGTTGACAGTGCCAGTTCTGATATAACTCCATTCCCTTACAATTCTTTGAATGTGGTATCAGACCCGTTATTTTCTTTTTTATGTGGGCTTATAATAATTTTAACCTCTATTATTTTAGGTGTAAATACATTCATAATATCACCTATAAATTTTATCATTGGATTATTTAATAGTCTTTTAGATTGGATTCTACCCAGTATACCATACATAGCGTGTTTAACACTAGAATGTAATTCGGACGATGAACCTAAATATTTTGCACCTGGTTGTGACTATCAATCCGAAGGCTGTAGTGCAGCCGCACAAGATTTAGGCGCAATCACATGTGTTGGTAGTGATACAGAAAGCGATAGACCAGATGCTGGTTATATTTCATGTGCAATTGTAAGCCTTTTGAAATCCTTGGATTTATTGGAGTTTGATTTTTTTAATGATTGGGTTAATGGTACATTATATTCACCGCCATTCAGACTTAAAAATAAAAGAGGTCGGAAAGAACTATTAACATTCTGTGAATGGTCATGCGGTGGATTTAGCGGCTATACCGCAGAAGGTGTAACGACTAGTTCTTCAGAACCGTTCGATAATGCATGTCCTAAAAATACTTATTTAATACAAAATTGTGGATTGGGTTCTTTTCCTTTTTTTAATGACCCGAATTTTACTGCGCCAGAATATCTGACTGGTTGCAATGGGCCTTATGATTGCGGTGATTTTGAAGAGGATAGGAGACCCTTTCCTAATACAGAAGGTATTAATTTTGTGGGTTCTAGCCTTATCGATTATGGTTTAATAGTTAATAAAAAGGTTGAACCTTCATTTAGTTCTACTATATTAACAGATGATGGTGTATATTATTATGCACCATATGGTAGAAATACCAATGACTACATACTGGCCACTGATATTATCACATTAGGTTCATCGGTAGACTGTCATTGGTTAGGGTTGCCATCAGTAATCAGATTTATATTAGATACCACATATAAATTACCTCCATATTCTTCAGATAAAGAATTCAATCCCATTACTAATACTAACGATATTGTAACCTCTGGTATGAATGGTCTACCATTGGCCTCCCAATCACCGACATCAACAAATCCTAACTTATTTTTTACAATATACGATTGTACAATAGTTTTAACAGGTCCATTACAATGTTCAAATATACGTAGACAATGTGAATTAGGTATAGGTTTTGATGAATTATATTACGATGCCACACAAACACCGCCCCAGTTTGTTGCCCCAAATAGAGTTATTCAGAACGAGGATATTGATATTAACTTATCAAGAAACCTTTTCGCGTGGATGAATAACTATCATTTATATACAACATCTGACCCAAATTCGGTTGACACATCTTTTGTAAACACTTTTGTTGGCGGGGCGTGTGGGAACACGAACGGTAAACCTGATTACAACACTTTTAGATACAATTGGAAAAATGTTAATGACACAGGTACATTATGTAGCGTCAAACCAAAAACGTATAACTCATTTTATTTCTATTTTGGTTTGAAAAGACAGAAGACCGCTTTAAGTAAAATGCTTGAAAAATACTTCTCGCCCTGTCCAGTTCAAGATAAGCCACCTTTCACTATAATATCTGATACTAAAGATGTGACCACGATAGGAGGTGTTGATGGTGAGATAACTATAACCATAATAGGCGGTACGGGTCCGTACACCGCAACAATCACTTACCCAGACGGTACTAGTGAAGACTTCCCTGTTATTGGTGATACGATTACTTTTAATGATTTAGTAGAAGGAAGTTATACGATAACCGTTATAGATAGTAGTGGTTTAATTAGTACCACGACGGTAATAGTCGGTGGTCCTGTTCCTCTTAACTGTTTTGTAGAAAGCGTTAACGTAAGCGGCTTTAACTCGCTGGGTCAATCTAATAACGATGGTATAATAAATATTGAGATATCATACGGTGCAGAACCGTACACGGTAACAGTTGCTCCATTTTTATTTATAAATCCAATAACAGGTATGTCAGTATATGGTACACCAGTATTCGATGGCCCTATATTAGGTGGTAGTTTCACGCTACCAGCTTTATCCGCTGGAATTTACGCAGTTGAGGTACAAGACAGTGACACTATATCACCATCGAGCTGTAGTAGTGTGATTATAATATCGCAACCTACAGGTACCACAGTTACTTTCGATGTCTTTGGTGTGCAATGTGAAGGCGCATGTAACGGCTATGTCGTAATTACATTGGATGGTGAACCTCCGTATGATATAACTTTGACAAGAGTTGATGGTGCTGTCATATTTAATGATCAAGATAATAATACCACAGAAAATAGTCCTAGCGTTACGATTACAGGTCACATCAGTAACACTTTGAGCATTGTTAATCTATGTGAAGGGGATTATGAACTTAATGTTATCGATAGCAGCAATACGCCGACACCCCAAATCGATATTACTGTACTACCTGCGCAATATACTAATAGTCAGTTGGATTTAGATAACAATGACGCGATTGTAACTATTGACCCCACTAATAATAACGACTTTAATAACGGTACGGGAGTGTTAGTGGTTTGCCCCCCAATCGCCCCACCATCTGGTGAATATGTGTATCAATTGTACCGAGATGAGACATCACCACCAATACAGACTGTAACAAGTTCAAACCCGTGCGCTCAGTTCGTCAATTTAGATTGTAATAGTGGAAACAACTATTGGATTTCATATAGAAACCACTTAGGTTGTAGATTCCCTTCTAATCTAAATCAAAGGTATGAAGTCATAGTGAATACTGGTTGTTAAAAAACATAAAACTTCTATTTATTAATGGATGCGAGACGATAGGTTGAAATATAGGTTAAGAAGCACAGATTCCCAAACATCTGTCGATACCGACACGTTCATTAAACTGAACTTGGAAGGTGATACCAGACTATTACCTACGAACGACATAAGCACGGCTGTAAGCTCTGCTGAAGTATTTAATAACGAACGACAGTCAACGACAAAATATCGTTTATTAGGAACGATTAAACCGATTGTTAGTAATGTACTATTCAATTTGACAGGAGATGGTAGTTGGGAAATATTTAACGATAATAAATTTAAAGAAAATTACTTGAACCAAATAAACAATAGCCCAAATGGGGACATATTTGGTATACAAGAGTTACCATCATTAAATTTTGAACAGTCTTACAATACACATCTAAAAGAAAAAGACGGTTGGTTTGGTTATTACGAACCAAATCGGTTAACGACCGATCAATGTAAGTATAACTACATGGAACCAGTTAAAGAAAGATTTTCGTTTAAAGATAGCATTAAAAGGAGGTGGGATATGACCATAACATACCCTTTTTCAGCCGATACTACACATGACATGGTTAAAGACGGTTTAAAATTGGTATCGGTAATTAGAACCAATATAGGCGGTCGAGATAGAGTCGGACTGTCAACACCTGTGAGACATAATTTAACGCAACAATCTTTAGTGTATCTATCAAGCGGCTTCACGAATATAAATGAGGGTTATTATAGGGTTATCAGACTAGGTGAGGATAATGGAAATAATAAAGAATATGTATTCAGCATTGCTGTGGATTATAATATATCACAAGGAGTATCCCCAACTTCTAGAATGCAAAGAGTATTAGGCGGGGTTCAGAGTGGGTTTAAGTCTAAATACTACTTCAGACTATTCAAAAAAATAACCACGGTCAACGATAATATAAATAATGGTATAATTGAAGATGACGATTATGAGATATATCAAGCAGCATTTTCTCAAACAGTTTTCAATGACGAAATATGTCAATTCGTATTTAATGAAGATATTGACGTAGGTAAAGTGGTGGATAATTTAGGTAGACCTCTTAGTGAAATATATTTAACGATAATAAAAAATAGGGACTATTTAATAGGATTCCCTTTTTTTACATCGATACAAGCTGGCGTAGAATGTGGCTTCGTGGACGGTATTTTAAATGATGACAATATACCTGACATCAGAAGAATGAGAGATGGGCAACAAGGTGCGATAGGAACATTATCAGCCACCCAATACAGATCTTCACCGATACCATTAACTTCAGGCATCACCATAGGTGATAGCTATTTTTATGGTGATGTTGTCGAGTTCAATGAGTTTGAACAGATTGAACATGTATTAGGCGTTGTAGCACATAGATTCAATACTGTAAATAGAATCGGTAACGGTAGGACCTTTAAACCTTTTATAAAAGGACCTAGACATGAAGGTTACATGTATTATCCTCATCACAAGATGCAGATACGTCAATTCTCGAACTATGTTGAATCTGGCGATGCAAATACGATAGGCATACCAGATTATGCCACCAATTTAGGGTCGACTGACGGTAGATGGTTATGGCGCGATATTCTGGATATTGGAGTTAATAATGGGCAAGAAACAACGCTGGATTACCCCTTTTTAAACGGTGCGCATTACATATATCAGAACTATTGTTTTCCTGTTAGAAGACAAGACCCATATGGGCGATATGATTTATTGTATTTTGGTTCAGAAAGGGATAATAATAACCAGCCGACACAACGTGAACCATATGATATTGTTGGTTCAGGCGTACCTAATAATTTTGACGTTAACGAATCAGACAATGCTTGTTGATAGATATAGGATAAGACTGCCAGAAGGTAATTCGACTGGAACAACGATAAACATTCCAGTTGATATGACATTTCAGATTGTCGACCAATCTGAGATAATAGAGCGCGATTTTGTCAAAAATGAGGTCGAAGCTGCGATAAATCCAATATTAGACTATGAAAAAGTTAGATTTTCGCCAGCGACCAGCGTTACCGCCACATTCCATACCCCCATTCAACGGGTTATATATGATTTGAATTTTCTTTCTGGTTCAACAGGTTATTATCAGAATAACAACACTACTCAAACCAGTTTTCAAGACATCGGATTTGTTAACGATGATATTAAATTTAGGAAGAATGGGCTTGTGAAGTCCATGTTAAGGTTAGATTTTTATGATAGTGACATATTGACAAATCAACGGCTTCTATTCTTCATAATCATCAGACCGAAAGTCACACAGGCTGACGTAACACCGCCGAATAATAATGCGCCATACGTACAAAATTATAGCGCTAATCTAAAAATGACGCGCTTTAATTTAAATAATACGATAACACAGAATACTGGTAATAGCGAAGGTATATTCATATATGATTATAAGGACGAAGTTGGTATAAACGCACCAAAAGAGGTTTATATGAGAGCGACGTTTAATAACGCTAAGACAGGTCTCAGAACTAGGTTTATGACAGACTACGACCCAACTAACATAGCTTGGCCGATAGATACTTTTGTTGAAAAGATTTTTACTAAATATGTTTTACATAGAACAATAAATGGTAATTTCTATCAAATAGATACGACATATAGTAATAACGTAAGTATAGTACTTAATAACACGTATAACATAAAATTATACGAAGTCGCAGTCATATAATGGAAATACTAAGAAGAACCATATTATTAGATGATTTGAAGACCCAACAAGAAGGTCTCAGCTATGGCGTATTCACCGCAACATCGATATATATGAAAATTAATCTGATTCAGACCATTGATGATATGGGGATTGTGACAAACCTACCCTTTAAAAGATTTGGTGATGCTTGCGGTGATTTCAAGGGTGGGATAATAGCGAAGCATGTGACTTGTTATGACGGAGTTGGTACACCACCCAGTACTGGTGAACTGACCGTGGACTTACAAGGAACTGGTGTTGAACCTTATACCTATCTATGGACAACTGGTGAAGACCAAGCCACGATAAGTAATCTTGGGCCAGGTATTTATGACGTAACTGTCACGGACGCTGAAGGTTGTCAGATTACTCTAAGAGGTACTGTGCTGCTAAAACCCACAGCTGACCCAGAACTAATGGGGTTATTCACCAATGACCAATATTATAGGATATCAAGCACAAACGGTGGTTTTCAGAACTTAGGTCCATCTGGGTATATAACGGCTAATCAAAATTTGAATTTGAACAATCTTACAGTACCGTATAACACGGATACTATTATATTATGCGAAGACCAAAAAGTCACATTGTCTACCGCGATACCATACCAGACATATCTGTGGAGCAATGGTAGCACGTCACCAACCATAACTATAGACAGCGCTGGTACATACAGTGTCACGGTTACGGACGCTGACGGATGCGAAGGAACATCTAGCATCACATTTGAATATATAACCATACCAGATCCGATAATACAACCGAATAAAGCTCCCATAGGAGGCGGTAGCGGTACATTGGAAAATCCGTATGTGTTTTGTGATACACAGTTTCCAGTTTTATTAACCTTAAGCAATAACCAATATTTCGACACGTGGGTTTGGAATACGGGTTCTGGCAATAATTCCCCTTCGATACAACCAAACTACACCACTGCCGCAGCTGGTTATGGATTTAACGACTTGGGTTACGTAAGCTCAATCTGCTGCCCTGTGGGTACACCTCAAGGCTGTCAACCGCTACAGGCCCCATTGGTTTACATAAGATTTACCAATTTGCCATCGTTCGGTTGTGGTATTGCGCCTGGTGGGACACAAGTAAGCGGATGATATTTACTATAAACCCATGGCTGTAATACCCTATAATATAAACAATCTGATATCTGACCTCACGGCCAGTGGGTATACCTTTCCTTTTATGTTCGGTATAACTCCGACCATGTTAGTGGCCTCACCTGTAAACATTTCTGCTTATCCCTATACTAGATTTTCTGGCGCCACAATAAGCCAATGGTGGCAATCAGCTGGGTTCGTAACAGGCTTCACCAATGATAAGTTGGATGAGGTTAGAACATATGACCAGAACAACCCATATATAGTTGGATTTGATGTAGAAAGCGAGAACTACATAAACTATTTCGGTCAGCCCATATCAGGTGTGACCAGAGTTACGCAGAACACAAACCCAATCATATATGCCATCGATGCCGAGAGTCAACCGCCATTCAACTTATTGATAGGTACCGATGGGCAGACCACAGGTATAAGATATAGAACATATGACGATGAATCATATGAACTGGTTGACTTGGACGGTAATGTAAGATACTTACCAAAAACTGAAATGAGATATGTCGGTGAAGGCTGGAACAACACCAATACTGAACTGTATGCTTATATCAGAAGAGAATACTTATTAGGTATCGTTAGCGAACCAGAAATTCAAAGCGATGTATTTATAGATAGAGGTCAAGTAACTGTATTTGAAAATCATCTCAGACTATCTGAAATAAGGAGTTTAGATGCTTTACTTGAACACGGGAACGGTTATTATAAATTTAGTATTTAAAAGAAAAAAAAATGGCGACGGGCGTTTACGGAATCAACAGACCATCGGATGTTAGACCAGAAGATTGCGAAGTATGGGTTCACTATACTCCGAGTAGAGATAGTATTGGTAACACTACGGTCAGCCAATTAAACCCCGCACAAGTATTGTTGCAATTGGATAACCCCAATAAAACACAATCTAACGTGACAACGGGATTCGAAGTGTTCGGTGGTATGTATACATTAAGGTTACCAGTTTCTCAATTCAATCAGAAAGGGGTATATACTGTGATGATTAAACCTGTTGAAATCAGGACAAGAATCGTTGACTGTGGTGTGTTATCAGCTTTCCCAGATATCAAAGGAATATTGGTTGACTTGGCCGATATACCACAACAGCATGTGAATAAATTTGAGAATAATAACTTAATCGGTTATAGAATTGAGTATCTGAACACCAATACCAACGTATCTGATGTTAAGATACGAAACTTCTTTAAGATAGTAACATCTAACAACCGAGCTGAGCCAGTTAACCAGAATCTGACCAACAGCAGTCAAAAAGCCATACGTTATAATTTCAACGATAACTCAACTTTGGTATTCTGCACGGTATCACCTAGTTCAACTACCAACGTTAAACCCAATGTGTTACCATTCATAGGCCAACCTAACCAAGAGATTATCATAACCAACACTTATTTCAATCCTTTGATGATTGAGATTGAGATGGTTGAGCATGATATTGAGACGTTGGCTTATGGATTATTCGGTAATCAGACCAAAAGTCTTGAAGACGGTATCTACACCATTTATAATTTCAATAATGATATCTACAAACAGTACAACTTGTATGAGATTAAAGATCAATTTACGGGTGAGCCACTGTTTGAAGTCAGAGAGGAACGTAATAACATTGATTTCAGCAAAACGTTTGATAATATAACTGACATCTAATGGCAAATGGTAGAATCAAGGTTGCTGGATACGCACAGAAAATTTTCTATGAAAACGGTATAGAATACCGTAATTTCTCACCAGATCTGGTGGGTAATCAGTTTGCCTCCAATGGCGGCTCACCGCTGTTCACAATCGGTAATTTTGTTGTCACTACCAACATCGACCCATCCAGTAGTTTTAACTACAACTTAGGGCCATATAGTCAGTTCTTCACCTTAAATGATCTTAGCGTCAATGAAACTAACGTCTCATCCCTATTGGACGAGAACGCAAACGCGATACTAAGATTAGACCCGTCTAGTTTACTGACACACGCTTATTTCGGCTCAGCCACAGAGTTCATAAGGGTTTCTTTGGAAAATATCATAATAAATTGGCCAGCGTCAATATATATGAATCCGATTGTAACCCTCACAGATGGTTCCGAATTAATATCATATACGGTAACAAATTATCAGTATGACCCGATTTCAGACCTAGCTACGTTCAACGTGCCGTATATGTCTATAAACAACCAATACGGTATAAATTACTTATTGAACGGTAATATATTGGGTACGTTTAACGAAGGTAACAGCCTACGTAATCTAACTGTCAATTATGGAGAGTATGTAGTAGACTTTAACGGTGTTGAATATCCTGTAACGGGCTTTATACCACTATCACAACCCAATTCTGGCTCGTTGACAGTAGTAGGAGAAGGCGACCCATTTAGTAATACGGGTAACACCACAGACCAATATGTGATATATCACATAAAACCAAATAAAACACAAAGAGATTTATTTTTCAATAGTCTTAATGATTTTGAAGGTAACTTATTGAATACCTTGAAAATACCACAGTATACTGTTACATTAAGATATCCTGTGGAAGGTGATGACGGTACACAGTTATTTCAGACCACGACGTTGACTTGGCCCACTACCGATGGCTATAATTTGGATTACGATACTTCCGATTATGGAACGTATGTGGAACAACTTATTGAAATCGCTGATAATACCGATATAAGTAGGTCTGATTTGATTGTCAGGTTCCTAACTAGTGACTCTATCAGTGATTTTGACTCGGTGGCTGTAACTTATTTAAGTGACGATGAACCGACTGACGATAAAATGAAAAAGACCCTGCGAATCTATGGTAGGGCTTATGATGACATTAAACGGTATATTGACGGTATAGCATTCGCTAATACTGTAACATATGATAAGATAAATAATACGCCTGATATTGTTCTTAAGAATATTGCCAGAACAATAGGGTGGGATTTGGTCAGTAGCATATTGGAGAACAATCTGTTACAGAACTATATATCCACCTCTAGAAGTACGTATTCTGGATTTACCAGAGGTTACACACCTATTGAGGCTGAGTATGAAATGTGGCGTAGGATAATAATGAATTCACCTTGGATATGGAAATCAAAAGGCCATAGAAAGGTTTTAGAGTTTTTGACAAAATTCATTGGCGCACCATCAGGGCTGATGGTTTTCAATGAGCATGTATATGTCGCTGAAAAACCTTTAGATGCTAATCTGGTACAAGAAGCAATAGAATTGAATGGTTTAGATGGCGATTTATCACTTTACAACATAGATTCAGAAGGTTTCCCTAAAACACTTGCGGATACACCTGACATGTACTTCCAAAAGAACGGTGGGTGGTACCAAGAAACAGGTGGCCCTAACGCTAGTGTATATAAACTATACGGCAATAACCCACATATTGGACCTTATGATGGCGGGAAGTCTTATATTGACCAATTCAGAGGGCTTATACCTGATTTTACGCCTGTTACAATAACAGATGAAACCATATTGACAGGGACTACAACTCTGTTCACAAACTATAATCAGGGTACGTTGAATAACTATACTGGGAGTACA